CACAATTGCTGGAGCAGAGTGGACCACTCGGGCGAGTTCCTTCGAATTGGCAATGGGCCTCTTAAAGAAGTCCGTTCCCAAATCTTTCAAGGATCCCCCCGAGAAGCTGAGGTCTGCCAGGGCCAGGTTGTACAAATTCAGTGCATACCAGGTCAAAGGCATTCCCATCAAGAGTCCTCTCCGCATGACCAAATCATCGAGCCCCGAGTCTTGAGGGTACCGAACAATGTAAGGTCCCGTCAACAGATTCGAGATCTGGCGAAGAGGGTCGTCTTCCGACAACCGCAACTCGTCCCAGATCGCTCGAAAGATTTCGCTCCCGATATAAAAAGGGAACAGGTCAGTAGCCCTAGTCAAGTCGGCCGAGTAAAACTCGTAAACCGACGCCCCTGCCATCGATCGGAGAACCGAATCGTGGTATTGGGTGACCGTGTCGAGGTCGAGATGTTCTCCCGACAAATCGACACGTGGCTCATCTTCCAGCATCGGCCAGAGGAAACGTCGAATCGCATCACCTGCCACTATCATGTCGGCAGGGATGGAAGTGACGATTCGTGCCTTTCCGCCCAACTCGCGCACCGCGCTAGCTTGGGCGAATGGCAAGGGAGGGGACAAATCCATACGGTCGAAGAAATCGACCCCTGGATGGTCCTGGCGAAATTGCGCCCACCAACGATGTTGCTGGAGCGCTCGCCGCAGTGCCACCGTATACCCCACTTGGGGTATGATGGCAATGTCCCTACTGTCGATACCCAAGGTATAGAACTCATCTGTACCGTCGGGATCTTTACTCGGCAGCCCTTCGTCCTCTCCTCTGGCAGCTTCTTCTTCCCCCAGTCCTGTCAATCCGGTGGACAATCCGGGTCCCGAAACGGGGTCGTCCCTCTCGTCCTTCTTCCCCTTCTTGGCCACTTTCTTGTCCTTTTGTCGAGGAATGTGGTCTCGAGGTTGAAGTTGAGAGGGAACGTACAACTCGTACGGGTTTTCCCAGATTTCCTGAGGAGTGGTGCACGGTTCTTTCGCGTCTTCCGACGCTTGAATCAGTGCAACATAGAAATCGTCCATCGACTGGTACCCTTCCGGAGGCTGTTCAGCCTCATTTGGGTCCCGGTCTGGCTCATACGGTACATTGACCATGAGCTCTTGGAAACGATTCCGAGCCTTAAACTCGGGCTTCGCCAGCTCTCTGAGCT